TGTTGTCCTGAAAGCGCACGACTACATCATCCGTCACAAATGTGCCGGATTGGGATAAGGTCTGTATAATCTTGTTTAACCTGTCCTTATCCCATCTGATGCGTGAGCTTATCGAAAGCAAATGGTTGTTCCGCTCTTGCTTATTCGGAACACGATACAGTATGACCGCTTCGGAATGGGACTGCCATTCCGAAGCGAAAAGTTTATAGTCGGTATATATCTGCCTGACCACACGGTTATGAATCACCTGATAGTAGATTGTGCCCTCCTTGCCGCCTATGGTGGATGGGCGAAATTTGACCTTGACAGATGCCATGTCAGTCGGATTTGGATTGGTAACATTTCTCCATCTCCCTTGAAAGCTCTACAATCTCACGGCTCAGTTTCACAAGGTCGATGGTACACTTCTCCAGCTTGTAGAGCAACGCCATTGCCTTCTTCTCCGAGAAGTGGATGCGTAACTCCTTGACAACCTGATTGTAGTTCGTGCCTATGTAGCGGAACTGGGCGTGGAAGTCCGACAACTTGGTGTAGTATTCCAGTATCGCCTTGTCCACCTTTAACACCTTGAACTTCTGCCCGAAGAAGTGCGCCTTGAGAAAGACGGCTTTCGCATATACCTGTGATTCCTCGTACATCGTGAGGAACTTGTTCCATTCCTCATCATCGAAGCGCACCATCACGCAGTGCGTCTTCGGATTCAGCTTGGGACTTCTCCCGTATTTACTCTTCTTTTTCATGCTTCTTATTCTTTCAATTTTATGGTTTGTTCACTGTCTAATCTCTGATAAAGAAAGATTGAAATTATCCGACTTCGGAGGATAATTCTGCCCACGGCGGTGCAAGGGTTTTCAGTTACTCCGGAACATCCGAGTAACTGAAAACATACCTTGCTGTGTCTTTGAGGACACAAAAATCCTCCGTTTGTCGGATTGGGAAAACACCTTTCAAACTCCAAGTCGCTTCATCCGGGTATTCCTCACTGTTCGGGTGCAAAGTTACGCCCTTAACACGGTATCGGACAGCGGTTTGAACCGGACAATGGCTACCTATTGACGCAATATGCAGCCACTTATCGAAATGCAGGTTCAATCATTTCCTTATTTAGTCAAACAATGATTCAAAAGATGAAAGATCTGAGTACATGAGAATAGAGAAATTCAAATACTTATCAAAAGGATTTGTTGAATACCTGCCCAAACGAGTATTGAGGAAAATCAAACAATGGTTGTCTGACAATTTGATGATACATTGATTTAATGATTTCATGACGTAATGTTGTCACTCTCCAAACGACCAAAACTTTGTTTCACCACACAACTATATAGAGAACTATTAAATAAGCGGATTGTGAAATAGTCAGCCTTTCTGTTTGAACAGCATTCATGCGAAAAGAACCGTTTCTGTATGATACCCACGGACAATGGCTACCGTATCGGCGCAACACGCTGCCACTTTCGGCAAATCCATTGCAGAGCAGCAGATTATATATTCCTTTGCGGCAAAAGAAACAATACCAACTAAAAGAAAGACAATATGGAAATCGTATCAATCGAAAGAAAGACCTTTGAGGCGATGGTCGCCAAGTTCGACCGCTTCGTCCGCCGTATGGATGCCATCTGCCATCGGCACGGGGAAAAGAGAATGAGCGAGTGGATGGACAATCAGGACGTGTGCCGGATGCTCAACATCAGCCCACGAACATTGCAGACGCTTCGTGATAACGGCACATTGGCTTACTCGCAGATAAACCACAAGACCTACTACCGTCCCGAAGATGTGAAACGTATCGTCTCTATCGTGGAGGACAGGAGAAAAGAAGCAAGGTTCAAAGGCAGGACAATCTGATAACCGAATAGAGTAACAACAATAATTCCACTAAATCCAAAGTATGAACGAACTGATTAACAAAGACAACGAGTGGATAATCCACTTCATGGGCAGTCTTGACCGATTGCTTGACAATGTAGAGCATCTGACCGCCAACTACCGCCCGACACTGGGCGGCGAGCGTTTTTTCACCGACAAGGAAGTGTCGGCACGGCTGAAAGTGAGCCGCCGCACGCTTCAGGACTACCGTAACGAAGGGCGCATAGCCTATATCCAGTTGGGCGGTAAAATCCTCTACCGTGAATCCGACATCGAAAGGATGCTGAATGACGGCTACCGCTCCGCCTACCGGCTGACAGGCACATGATTTTCTTGAAGGAGCGCAATTTGCCGTCTGCCCTGTGATTGCGTCAGCAATGGATTTTCGGCAAAAAAAGGAACGGCTTACGGATGAAGCATCAATATTCCACTTCGTCTGTAAGCCGTTCCTTTCTATCTCCTGATTTTTCCGTCAGTCGCTTGTTTCCGTTGCCGGATGCTCTTCAAGCGTATGGCAGGCAGTGACAAGGTTTTCAGGCTGAATACACTCAAACAGGTTTGAGGAAGATTCTGCCTGAAACGGCATCACCGCCTGACCTTGCCTCTGCCGTCAAAGCCATACGCTACCTTTGCATCTGTGGATCGGGAACGAGTGACTGACGGAATAGTCTTCAACTATACCATAGGTTATTGCCTCTGCCATAGGAAACAAGTAATGTAATCGGAGCCTCTCTCTTGATGGCGCAGATTTCACTTATTACAAACCGTCTGAGCAGGATACTTTCTTTACTGCATATTCTGAATGCAACGGCTATGACCATTTCAAGGTTGTAAACGTCATAACTGATACCGTCCAGTTGTCTGATATATCGCATTGTATCGGCTTCATTCAGTTCCTTGTTCTTGTAGATGGAATGAATCGCCTTGTGGACATCACATGAGAACACTCCGAACAGGTCGGCAATCTCAAACTTGGTCATCCATACAGGTGCGGTCGGCATAATGACTACACACGTTTCACTGATTGTTATTATTCCTCTGTCCATAATGTATTGAATTGATACTGTTTACTTATTGCTGTCTGTCTTTTCGCCGATAGATTGTATCTTCCTGCGTTCCATTAGCTTGTCCATGTCCTTCGAGATTTTATCATCGGTTATCCGTGCGTAACCCTGTGTCGTCCGGATATTGGAATGCCCCATCATCTTGGCAATACTTTCGATAGGTATATCCGCCGAAATCAGGAATGTTCCGAAGCTGTGCCGACTTTGATGATAGGTCAAGTTTTCCTCTTTCCCTATGGTTACTCCCAACTCGTGAACCTCAAACCATAGGGCATCACGGTTGGGAAGAGGAAACACGGGCTTCTCGTCATCGGTCGTGTTGTACAGCGACAATATCCGCTCCGCTATGGGATGCAGGGGAATGAACGCCTCCACCTTTGTCTTTTTTCGGTTAATGCGGATGTAGCGTCTGCCCTCCGCATTCGTTCCGATATGGTGCGGATGCAGCAATTGTATGTCCGCATACGCCAGCCCGGTCAGGGTCGAGAAGATGAAAGCCCGTCTTGCCAATTCCATCCGCTTGTCATACATCGGCGTGGAAAGTATCTTCTTGAACTCCTCACGGCTGATGTACCTATGTCTTGCTTCCGGCTTTGTCTCATACTCCAAATCCTCACAGGGATTTACACGGAGAATCTCCTTATCGACTGCAAGGTACAACAGTCGGTTCAGCCAACGCAGACAATGGTTGGTCTGGGAAACCCCGAAGTTCTTGCATTTCTTCAAGTGGGCTTTGTAGGACTTACCGAAATCCTCCGTCACTTCTTCAAGAGGAATGTCCTTTTTACCGATGGACGTAAGAAAGTCCGTCAGGTACTTTTGGTAGTACATTGAAGCCCGATAGGAAGAAGTGGAGTCTATTTCCTCGGAATGTTTCTTCAACCGCTCCCGTTCCCATTCACCCATTTGCAGGAGGGTGGTCGGATGGATGTTGTTCAAGGTGATATGGTTCTTCAATATCTCCGCGCTGACCACGCCTTGTAATTTCAGTATCTCATTGTAGGCTTCCTCCGTCAGCCGCAGGTATTCACGTAAGCGGTTGTTCTCCCGTATAGTTTTTATCTCGTTCTTCTTGCTGTTCCAGTCTTCCGGACGGCAATAGATACCCGTACTGATGGCGGTCTGCTTCCCGTCAATGGTTATACGGCAGAGTACGGCGGTCGTTCCGTCAGCCTTCACCTTGCTGCGGTTGATATAGGGCAAGAGTGAAAATGTGCTTCGCATATCGTTTTCTGTATTAAAGGGTTAAAGAACTAACTGAAAATCTTTGGTGGTTTCTATGAACTTGTCCATGTCCTCGAAAAGTTTCTTTGGGCTGACACGGGCATAGACCTGTGTCGTGGAAATGTCGGAGTGTCCCAGCATCCTGCTGATGGTCTCTATCGGCACACCCGCTTCAAGCGTAATCAGCGAAGCGAAGCTGTGCCTCGCCTGATGGTAGCACAAGTCATCCTTGATGCCTGCCAGTGCCGCCAATGCTTTCATGTGCCGCCTGAGATTTGACCAGCGAAGCAAAGGAAACAGGGTTTCCCTTGTCTTGTCCTTGTATTTTTCAAGCAGCGCCAACGCTTCGGGAAGGAGCTTCACGCTCGCGCGGTGTTCGTTTTTCTTCCTGCGGTATTTCAGCCACAATGCCCCGTTGTCGTCCGTGTACAGGTTCTCGTCCGTGATGGAAACCGCATCGGCGTATGATACGCCCGTGTAGCAGGCGAACAGGAACAGGTCACGTGCCAGCATGTGGGATTTTCTGTAAGCAGGTATTTCCACGTCACGGATTTTCTCGAACGATTCGCGGCTCAATGCCCGTGGCGTCCTTTCGGACTGCTTGGGCAGGGCGAAATACTGGAAATGGCATTTCTCGGAATACCCCTTCTTGTAGGCAAGGCGACAAATCTTCTTCAGGATAGCAAGATGGTGGCGGACAGTATCTATCGCATAGCCTTTTTCTTCCGTGGCGAAAGCCTGATAGTCGTGAATGAACTGCTCCGTCAATTGCCCGAAAGCCAAGTCCTTGACCTTATACCTGTGTCTGATGAACTCGCCGAGTGTAAGACGCATATAGTGATAGCCGGGATAAGTCCCTTTCGCACGGTCAATACCGATACGGGCTTTGAGGTCGTCACAGACAACGTCCGTCATTTTCATGAGCGTCATCTGCGTTTCCATGCTGCCTTGAAAAAGGTCTTTCACATCGGCGGCATCGAAATCAATCTTGCGCTCCACAAGGTTGTCGAATGCCGTGTTCACCGCCAGCAGCAACTTGTCAATCTTGGCATTGGTTTCCACCGCTTCCTTACCCTTGCCGTTCAGACGGCTTTCACGAGGGTTCCAGAGTTTCGGTGTGCAGGACAGCTTACATCCGAACTGCGCCATTGTGCGGTTCACCGTGATTCTTCCCATCATCGGGGCTTTACCCGACTTGTCCAACCCGCTCTTTTTGAGGTAGAGCAGCACCTTGAATTTTTCTACTTTCATACGCTTATATTTTTTAGTGCAAAATTACTTGCCGTATAAGCGTTCCTTGATATGCAAAACACTGTGTATGAGCGCAAACAAAACGGTGAGGACTTCATTTTACTTCATTCCGTTACCGACATCCGTTTCGGTAACTGCCCGGCTAACGGTTTGGTAACTGAACAACCTCAATATTCCGTTGCCGTTTGCATTTTCCCTACTTGGCAGAATACTGAAACATCGTTCATTTCAAACGACTTACGTTCAAACTTCACCTGCATGTTTTTTCTTGCATAGCCTATCACTTTCCATTGCTTCCGCCATACCTACGCCACCCTTCAGATGGCCATGAGCAGCAATCCTTATGTAGTAAGCCAGGCTCTGACGCATAAGAATCTTGAGACAACTCTACGCTACACGCATGAGGTTCCGACCGCACTGCTTGAGACTCTCGGCAAGATTAAAATCAAGCCCAAATAGAATGCACCTGATTTCCCCCTGAAATGACAGTGGGACGTTCTCACGTTTCACAAATAGGCAGATAATGGTCCGTTACCGCCCGGTAACGGACTATTTTGTGCTAAAAATACAGGAAGTTGCTAAAAGTGAACCGATATGGCTAAGAAAAGTGTCCAACATTTCGTTTTTAGCAATCAATCCTCTGTAATTTTGTCGGACAATTTCAAAATCTCACAATTATATGAAAAGCGACAACACATTGAAAACCATGACCGTATTAATCACCATTGTC